GCTCCATCAATATTAGCTGACGAGAGGAATAAATGCCTAGAACTACGCCTGGATCTGGAGCTCTTTTCAGACCTTTCTTTGATTCCAATTATGGAATTGATAGAATCGAGGTTCTTGATGGTGGATCAGGATATGCAAAAACGGATCCACCAAAAATTGTTGTAGAAGGTACAACTGTACCTATAACAGAGGGTATTTTCTTTCCTGTAATTTCTGGACTTGGTACGATTAGTCAAATCGTTGTATTTGACAGAGGTGAAGGATATTTTCCAGTTTTTAGTCAAACAACAGGAGCTTCTGTTGTTGTTAAAAGAGGAGCATTTGGATCAGTATCTACAACACATAATACTGGTATATCTTCTGTATTTACTGGCGATTATCAAATTGTAGAAGATAGCATTTTCTTCTCGGATCCCCCATATGGAAAACAAGGTCCTGTTGGACTACTTACTGGATCGACATTTACTGGGAGATTGTTTTCTCGGAAATTGGATCCATATGATGAAAAAGATAAAAATGTAATTCTTGATGATATTTCACTCTCTTTCACTGGAGTTGCTGGAACTCAGTTTGATGTAACAGAAAATCTTGGTATTGTTACATCTCTCTATAATAATGTTAATAGTGGAGTTGATATTAGTAATAATCCATTTATTCTTATTAATAATATTGTTCAAACTCCTGGATTGGATTTTGAAGTTAATACCGCTGAAGATAATAATATCAATTTCTTAAGTGGTGTTCCTAGAGCTGGAAGAATCAATAAAGTTGGATTGCAGACTGGTGGGGGATATTATACTCTTTTATCCGCCTCTGCAAGGGTTGGAGTAGGTACTACAGGGTCCTTGACGGGTCTTAGACTGACTGGTAGGGGACAAGGTTATAGAACCCCGCCAGAGGTCACTGTACGTGCATCTCAGGGCACTGGCGCTGCTATTACTGCTATACTTGGAACCAATGAAGTTACGACCGTTGCGATCAGCACAGCAGTACACAATATGTTCACTGGAATTGGAACATTTACAACTGCAACTGCTCATGATCTTTATGAAGGGGATAGAGTAAGAATTACTGGTGCTGGATTTACTTTTACTCCACTTTCTGCAGTAAGAAACATTAATACTTTTGGATATAATTATATTACTGGTATTGCCACTGTAAATGTAACGGCTGGACACTATCTCGGTACTGCGACAAACTATAGTAGAAATTTGATTGTTGCTGGAGTTGATGTAACTGATGGTGTCAGTACTTTTAGGTTAAGAGAAGATGCGTATCCTGTCGTAGAGGTCGTCGATTCGAATAATGTACTCGTTAATATTGGTGTTGGAACACAACCACTAGTTTACGTTGCTGGTGGAACGGTTCAAGCTGGTGTTGATACAAATATTTTAGAAGGCAGAGATCTCGTTGGATTTGATATCCTACCAGGAGTAACTACAAATACATTCCGAGTAAATTTAGGAATTACGACTTTTGTTCATAACTACGTTAGTGGTGGTGTTGTAGAAAGAGCCCAGGCTGGTCTTGTTACTGCTTTATCGATTACTAATGGTGGTACTGGTTATTTTACTCCGAAAGATGTTTCTTACATTGATAATACCCCTGCAAGTGGCGTTACAACAGTCACCGTAGAAGGAAAGCAGATTGGTATTACTACTACTATTGCCAATGTTTTCTATACCCCATCTACAGGAATTGCAACGATTCAAGGAACTAATGTTCATGGATTCTCTGTTAGAGATGTCGTAAAACTTGCTGGTATTGCTTTTAGTACAACATCTGGTGATGTTACTTTCCCACCAGTTGGCGAACAGAGAGATATTTACTCGGTTTTAAGCACTCCAAGTACACTTGACTTTACCGTTAATATCGGTGTTGCAATGACCGATCTTACTGGTAATGCTGGTGTTCATACTCACCAGCAGGGAACGGGAACCTTTACTCAGTATGAGGGCCACCTTGCTAAAACTGATGATTTTGTCTTTATTAGTGGAATCGCAGTTACATTTACTGGAGTTCCATCGATAGGTATTTACGATGCGATTTATGATGGCGCATCTGGAATTATTACGGTAACTACTTCCGCACCACATAATCTTGAAGAGAGAGATTTTGTCATAATGTCTGGGATTGCTATGACATGTGACTATGATGGTGGAGTTGGCATTCTCACATTCCCAAGAATTACAGATCCATATTATAATGGGTCTGAGGTGAGAACTGTTGGAACTTCCACAATCTTTAGTACTTTTGTTGGATTCTCAACCATTACACAGTACAGTTATGATTCTAGCGGAACTATTCAGTATGCGGAAAGAATTCAGAATTTTGTTGACGAAGGTTATTCTGGATATGACATTCTTGAGGCAATTGATGGTGCAAATCTAAGAATTTTTACTGGACTCGGTACTGCATATTATCAATATGCACGAGGTGGATCAGTTGAAAAACCTGTTTACATTGATATTACACAACCAGATCCATACTTTAATAGAAGATTAGAATACATTGAGGGTACTAGTGGAATCGGTACTAATGCTGTAGTAAGATTCAGAGTCAATGTCGATGGGGATATTCAAGAATTTGATCTTACGGAAGAAGGCATTGCTTATAAAGTTGATGATTCGTTAACAGTTTCTGGTATATCTACCGATGTACGAGTTGGAGTTGTTACAGAATTCCGATTAAATGTCATTGAACTTGATAATGACAAGTTTGCTGGTTTTTACTTCGGACAGTTTATTTTATTTGATAACATTTCTACGTTCTTTGATGGTCAACGTAAAAAGTTTACTCTATCGGTAACGACTGGCGGAACTACTGAGATTCTCAGTCTTAAGACCATCTCTGGTAGTGATATGGATGTAACTAATAACATCTTTATCTACATTAATGATATTCTACAAACCCCAGGTGAGTCTTATATCTTCAAAGGAAGTAGAGTTATTTTCTCCGAAGCACCAAAACCAGGATCTAAGTGCTCTGTTTTCTATTACAGGGGATCAACAAAAGATGTTGAGACAATTGAACCACCATTAACAGTAAAACCTGGAGATGTTGTTAAGATCAATGAAAATAAGTTTAATTTCTTTGATCTTGATCAATTTGAGAGAACTGGTAAGAGGATTGTTGCTTCTGATGTCTTAGAGACATTTACTTATGATAGCGTTGGTATTGATACTGACCAAACTGCAGAGAGACCACTTACTTGGGAAAAACAAAAAAGAGACAAAATTGTTTCTGGAACTTTGGTTCCAAAAGCCAGACCAAGTTTAAAAGCCAGAGTTACTCCAACAACTAGACTTATTAAAAATGTTGGAGAAAGTGATAATGTCATTTATGTTGAAAATGCTTTCCCAACCTTCTCCGAAATTGATTTGTTGACACAAGCTGAGAGAAATGCTGTTATTTTTGAGGACGTTTCAATTAAATCTGGTATTTTAAGTACAAAAGTTTCTACTTCTTCTAGTATTTCTGAAATTTTGATCTTGGATGGTGGTGAAGGATATACGAACATCACCAATCCCAATGTTTCTATCTCAGAAGCTCTTATTGAAAGAAAAGATCCAATTTCCGATTGGAAGTTTGATTCGATTACTGGTATCACTAGTTACGTCAGATGGAAAGCAATATCGAGAGAAGTTCCAATTGTTGCTGTTGGTGAAAGTAGTCAATATATCAATACGAAGAGTGGTGAGTTTTGGGAAAGAGGAAACATCGGATATGGCGGAACAATTACGTTCAATGCCGTTGGTGTAGGATATAGTATCTTATATCCAACTAAGCATCATGTAGCTGTTGCTGGATCTTTTGGTAAGATATCTACAACTGTTGCTATTGGAAATAGTCTTGCTCCATTTACTCCAGTAAATCTAAAAGAAGTCAGACAAGTTCCTGCTATTAATTCTTCGGTTACATATGATAGTGAGTATGAAGGCGATTTTAGAGGAATTGTTTATGAAGGAACTACAGATACTTGGGTTACTGTAGGAACTGCAGGATCCATCTTTGTTGCCACTGGAATCGGATCAACAGCATTCTTCAGTGAGTTCTCAGGAACCCTAGAAGACCTTAATGCAGTAACTTATGGTCAGAGTGAATATATTGCAGTTGGTAACGGTGGTGCTGTTATTGCTTCCAATAATGGAAGAATTTGGTCTATTAAGAACAGTAATACATTTAGAAATATTCGAGATGTTCTATTTGACGGAAATAGATTTATTTACGTTGGTGATGGCGGAACTATTGGTATTTCTACAGACAAGAACTTCTGGCAACCATTTAGTCAACAATTACCAGCAGGCACAGTTTCTCCTGCTACTTTTGACTTTGCTCGTCTTAAGTATGTTGATGGATTCTATGTTGGAATTAGTACTGTAGGTGATTTATACTATTCCTTTGATCTTGCCAATTGGAACTCTAGACCAGTTAATCATTCTGAAGAAATTGAAGACTTGGTTGAAACTGGATTTGGAGTTGAACAGTTGCGAGTAATTGCGGTTGGTTCTGGAACCACAGTTTTATATGCCGATCCAGTTATTAATAGAGCAACTGGTATTGCTTCGGTTACTGCAGGTGTAGTTACATCAGTTTCCATAACTAATGGTGGATTTGGATATAGAATTGGATCTAGTCCCCCAGCAATCATTGATATTGATTCTACTAAGTCTGAAGAAATTTTATCATTCAGAACAGAGGGTGATTTTGGAGTTATTGTGGGTGTCAACACATTTGTTCCTGGTATCGGATTTAGTGTTCCACCTAGACTCGAATTTGCTCTAAAATCTGATTTTAATGATAATACCAATCTTGGGTATGGATACTCTTCATTGAATACACTTGGAGTTAACTACTCTCAGTTGCAAAAGGATGATTATTTTGTAATTTACGATAGCCCACTAGTTGTTGGTCATGCTTTGACTGGTATTACGACTTCTATTGGCGGATATGCAAATTATCCTGCAAATAAAGTTGGTATCATTTCTGCTGGTGAATATCTAGGTGGAGTCTTTAGAGTTGAGAAAGTTACTGACGTTGACGTTCTTTCTGGAGTAGTTACTGTGACCTGTGCTTTCCAACCAGGTCCAAATAATAATAGTGATATTCAAGTTGGTGTTGGTACTACGGCAACTATCGATACTTACTGGGGTAAATATAGTTGGGGTAAGATTTACGGTTACCAAAATCGTAGTCAAGGATTACCACAGTCTTTCTTTGTGAATCCAGACGCTGGTTTAGTAGGACTTTCTACCGCAGCTATGGTCTCTAGAGAAAAACCTTTAACTTAACCACTAAATAAGTAAAAAACCACAGCGACAATGCCTGCAATTATATCAGAACAATTTAGGATTCTCAATGCGGAGACTTTTGTAAAAAGTTTCGTTGGGGTTGGATCAACCGTCAATAAGTATTATGCTTTTATTGGCCTTCCCAACTCTCTTGAACCAAAGGCTGGTGGAACTCCCGACTGGACTACAAATACTCCAGCTCCTTTAGATGGATTTGAAGAAGAGTATTCCATTAAGGAATCTATCATTGCGATGAAGAAGATTACTGACAAGGATGTCAGGAGACTGGTTAGAAAAGTTGAATGGGTTGCTGGTACAACCTATGAAATGTATAGACATGATTATAATATTTACAATTTGACACCAATTACTGCACAAGCAAGTTTGTATGAAGCAAACTTTTATGTTGTTAATGAAGATTTGAAGGTTTACGCCTGTCTACAGAATGGATCTGACCCAGAGAACCCTAATGGTCGTCCTTCATATGATCAACCAACATTCATTGACTTAGAACCTAGAGCCGCAGGTACATCTGGTGATGGATATATTTGGAAATATTTGTATACTATTAAACCTTCGGAAATTGTAAAATTCGATTCAATCGAATATATTCCCGTTCCTGAAGATTGGGGTAGAACTGGTGAATCTGTCGCTACTAAAAATAATGCAATTGATGGAAAAATTGAAGTAGTTATTATTGATAATAGGGGAAGCAACTACCAACCAATTTCCACCTCTTTTGCTAATGTTCCTATTTTGGGAGATGGTAATGGAGGAAAGGCGACTATTACAATCGATTCCTTCGGAAAGATCTCTGAGGTCTTTGTTACTGATGGTGGGGAGGGGTATACCCATGGATCCATTCAGTTCTTCCCAGGCGCGCCTGGAAGTCAGTCTGGTGGACCTTTAGAGAACCTCACCAATACGGGTATTGGTACAACTGCTATTGGTCAGTTCTCTGTTATTATTCCACCAAAAGGTGGACATGGATATGACATTTACAGAGAATTGGGTGCGTATAGAGCACTACTTTATGCTAGATTTGAGACTCTAGAAACCAATCCAGACATTATTGAGGGTAATGACTTTGCTAGGGTTGGTATTATTAAAAATCCAACCGTATTTGGAAGTAATCAAGAACTTCTTGATACCTCTCTTGTTAGTGGACTAAAAGCACTTAAGTTGGGTGGTGTTACTACATCAACAACATATGCTGTAGACTCTGTAATCACACAAACAGTTGGTCTCGGATCAACTGCTATTGGTATGGTTGCTTCTTGGGATAATATCTCTGGGGTCCTTAAGTATTATCAACCAATGGGACTCGCTTCTAGTGAGAGTGGTTATAAAATTGTTGAGTTTACTTCTACACCTGACGCTGGATATGGTAGAACAATTAGTGGAACTTCAGTTGTAGGACCACTTTTGGAAATTAACAGTGAATTTAACGGTGTCTCTACCTCAATAAATAACAAGACATACCAGCTAGGACTAGACTTCGTTTCTGGAATCTCTTCCGCTGAGTATAATACGAAATCTGGTGAAATTATCTACATTGATAATAGAGTTGCAATCCCCA